AGAAAGGTTATAAATATGGCAACTAGAAAACTGGACAAAGAACATTTAGAACAAATTCAAACTCTGCAACAGGGTTATGCAGACAACGCAAACATACTTGGAAACATTGCAATAGAGCGACACGCTTTACGAATGCGACTAGACCAAGTTGAAACAGAAGAGCATACCAAACTGCAAGAAATTGAAACGTTAAAGCAACAAGAATCCGAATTAATAGTGAGCCTACGAGAACGCTACGGCGAAGGAGAAATCAACATTCAAGACGGAACGTTTACAGAAGTCAATGTTTGATACAAGTTATCCATATTTATAACAAACTAATCAAGGAGTATCATAATGGCAGAAAGAATTGTCTCGCCCGGCGTATTTACCAATGAAGTAGATCAATCGTTTTTAGCCGGCGGTGTTGCACAAATAGGTGCAGCGGTAATAGGACCAACCGTAAAAGGTCCAGCTCTCATTCCTACACAAATTACATCGATGGGTGATTTTGAAAAAACATTTGGAACGTTTACTGACGATTCTTATGTTCCATTTGTAGTGAATGACTATTTAAGAAACGGAAACGTGATAACAGTAACTCGTCTTTTATATGAAGATGGATACAATATACAAAATGGAGCCCTAGCAATCCAAGCAGAGTCAGGATCAGTAAAAGTGGTAACACACGTTCTTCATCCTACTCAAAATGTAAAAGGCGGTACCAATCTAACCGGAGCATATTTTGAAGATTCAGTATTAAACAACGACTCTTCAGGTTCATTTGAACTTAAGATATCTGGATCATTTGCTAGTCTAGCAGTTCCTGGATTTAGTGGTGCATATTTATCCGGTAATGGTGCTTCAATATCATCGTCTATCAATCAACGTAAAAACGACTATCTAAGCAAAATATTTGGACGTTCTCCAAAATCATTAGATTATCCAGTATATGTTCAATATGAAAATAAAACAGCATTAACTACATTGTTTAATCAGACAAGCGAAGTTACAATGTCATTACATAAGTATGCCGATTACAAATATTTAAAAGACTTTTCTACGGCAAACACTCCATTTGTTACTTCACAAAAAATTGGTAGCACTGCAAAAAATCTACTTAAATTTCACACATTGTCACATGGTGATTCTGTAAATGCAGAGATTAAAGTAGGTATCCGCGATATTAGATTAGCTTCAGAAGTATCTGATCCAAATGGATATGGTACATTTACAGTAGAAGTACGACGCGTTAACACTACAGAAATTCCAAACTCTCCATATTCATCAGAAGACACTGATCAAACACCAGATATAATTGAATCATATTTAAATGTAAATCTAGATCCAAATTCACCAAGATATATTTCCCGAGTGATAGGAGACCGTTTTCAAACTGTTACAGATGCTGGAGACGTAGTTGTAAATGGTGATTATCCAAATATGTCTAAATTTATCAGAGTAAGTGTAGAAGCAGGAGTAAGTGATGGTAGCAATGATAAAGCGTTAGTTCCATTTGGATTTAAAGCTCCATTATCGCCAATTACCAATGCATCAGCATCATTTAATTTAGAAGCAGCAACATATAAAACAACACAAACTGATGCATCAGGATATAGTAGTGCTAATTATTTAGGATTTGATTTTACTGATACTCACAACTTAAACTATTTAGCAGTCACTCCTACCGAAAGTAGTAGTATCGGATTAAATAGCGACTTTTACTTAGGCGATATAAGTCAAGATAGCGGATCTAACTTTCCTAGTTTGGCTGTTACATATAGTGGATCGTTACAAGATGCATTAACAGCAAATACATTTACTTCTAATGTTTCATTGAAAACTAGAAAGTTCATGATTGGATTCCAAGGAGGTTTTGACGGAGCTCGTCCTAACTTGCCTAAACTCAATGGAGTAAACATTGCTTCTAATAATACATTTGGATTTGATTGTAGCTCTGCATCAGCAACTGGTACTAAATCATATAATAAAGCATTTACATTGTTAAGTAACACTGATTACTATGATATGAACTTATTAGTTACACCTGGTATTATCGATAGTTTACATAGCACCGTAACAACCGCTGCTCGTAACTTGGTTAGAGACCGACAAGACACATTCTATGTAATGGATTCAAATCCAGTATCAGACAATATAACAACGGTTGTAAATCAAGTGACTACATTGGATAACAACTATGTTGCTTCTTATTGGCCATGGGTAAGGATTTTGAATCCTAATAAAAATGTTCCATTATGGGTACCACCATCAGTTGTATTACCAGGAGTATTAGCATTTAATGATGCGGTACAACATCCATGGTATGCACCTGCAGGTTTGAATAGAGGTGTAGTTGCAGCAACGGATACATATATAAGATTAACGCAATCTAACAGAGACACATTGTATGAAGCACGAGTTAATCCTATTGCAAACTTTGTTAATGACGGAATATGCATTTGGGGTCAAAAGACCTTGCAAGCTCGTCCAAGTGCATTAGACAGAGTAAATGTGCGTCGTTTGCTTATTGCAGTTAAGAAGTTTATTGCATCATCTACTAGATTTTTAGTATTTGAACAAAACACCAATCAGACTCGTGACAGATTCTTAAGCATTGTGAATCCTTATTTAGATCAAGTAAGAGCACAGCAAGGATTGTTTGCATTCCGAGCAGTAATGGATGACAGCAACAATACTCCGGACTTAATAGATCAAAATATTCTTTACGGACAATTGTTCTTGCAACCAACTAGAACCGCAGAATTTATAGTGTTAGACTTTAATATTCAGCCAACAGGAGCAAGTTTCCCGG